ACAAACCCTCTTTTGTATACGATTTTTCAGAAACTATAAAGAAAGATAGTTGGAGAAAAGTATAATGAAATTGGGTTTAAATAACTGGAGAAAATAAATGGCAAATCATGTATACAATTATGTAACAGTAAGTGGAACTGATGCAGTAGTAGATAAATTTTCTGAAATAGGAAAGAATTTTACTCACCAAAGAGAAATAAAAGATTGGGAAGGCAATCCCATGACAATCAATGAATTCAAAGGAATAGAAGAACTCGACTTTATGCCAACATATGATGAAGATGATAGCTATAATTGGTATTGTAAGTATGTTGGGGCAAAGTGGTGTCATATCGAAGAGTGGGAAAATGATTATATGAATCTATGTTCCGCTTGGAGTGCATGCATGGAGTTCACACAAAGTCTTACAATGGAACTAGCTAAAATTGATCCATTGGTTCAAGTGCGTCATCAATATGAAGATGAGTTTCGTAATTTTATCGGAGTCATTGTCTATGAAGGTGCGGATGCTGATGAAATATTATTCGAAGAACTTGATGATGGAGAACTAACAGAACTTTTCAAAGAAGAGCATCCAGAGTCTGATATTGAAGTAGAGGATTGGACAGACGAAATCTACCAAGCATATGACGATTTTATCTACAACTGGTTTGAAAATCAGACTGTTTAATGAAGGCAGTTCTTTCCAATCGCATTTATCTAGAGTGCACGAACGAATATCAGTCATTTCTCGATGAAGAACTAACATATTCAATACCACCAAGGAGACCAACTGATCCGCCTATCATCATAAAGAATATGGGCGTAATCAGATCAGGTTTAGTTTCCTTGCCGATTGGAAGAATGGATTTGATACCAGAGGACTACGAAATAAAAGATAAGCGTAATGACTTACCAATTGAACCTCTTGACTTTAAGTTTACTTTACGAGACTCTCAACAGTCCGTATATGACGAAGTTCAAGACAGTTGTATAATCAACGCTTGGGTCAGCTGGGGCAAGACATTCACTGCGTTAGCAATCGCAAATAAATTGCAACAGAAAACACTCATTGTTACTCACACATTAGCGTTAAGAGGACAGTGGGAAAAAGAAATACAAAAAGTCTTCGGGGTCACGGCGGGTGTGATTGGCTCAGGAAAGTTTGAGACGAATTCACCTTTTGTCGTTGGAAATGTACAAACTTTGTACCGAAATATCGACAAAATCGTAGGAGAGTTCGGTACAATTATATTGGACGAGATGCACCATGTATCCTCACCAACTTTTACACGAATTGTGGACGCTTCGAAGGCACGCTACAAAATAGGATTGACTGGAACAATGCAGAGAAAGGATGGAAGACATGTAGTCTTTCGTGATTACTTTTCGAGTACTGTTTTTAAACCACCTCGAGAGAACTATCTTACTCCACGAGTTGACATAATACACTCGGGAATTCGCTTTATGGATGGCAATGTTGATTGGGCAAATCGAATCAACGCACTTGCGTATGATTGGGAATACCAAAATACAATGGCAATGCTTGCAGCGAGTTATGCCGCAAAAGGGCACAAGGTACTACTTGTCAGCGATAGAGTAGATTTTCTAAAGAGTTGTGCAAGACTTGTGGGAGATAACGCAATCTGCGTAACAGGAGATATTCCTCACGAAGAGCGTGGCAAACTGATAAAACAAATATTTGATGATAAGGATATACTGTTTGGAACACAAAGTATATTTTCAGAAGGTATTAGTGTAGATTGCCTAAGTTGTCTTATTTTGGGAACACCCGTAAACAATGAGCCTTTGCTCACACAGTTAATCGGGCGTGTTATAAGAATGAACGAAGGAAAGCTGCAACCTGTTATAGTAGATATCAATCTAGAAGGTCGTACAGCTAGAAAGCAGGCATCTGCGAGAAGGGGATACTACATGCGACAAGGGTATGAAGTGTCAGATGTATAGGAGTGAAAAATAGTACTTGACACGAGGTCAAGAATTTGTTATAATATGTTATTCTATAATTGGGAAAAAGTAAAAAAGGAAAGCAATGGGAGTGTCAAAGATATTTTGACAATCCTTCATATACTTACCTATAAGCTACCACCAGTGAATAGACATGATAGAATATACAAGTTTTGGACTAAAAGTTTTCATGGACATAGTTTCCTAGTAAACCCCGAGGCACTATTCATTCAAAGAAGGAGATATTCAGATGCAGAGATTGCACAGTATGCAGGTATCGCATCATTGCGTAATTATTTTGAATATCAAAAAACAAAAGATACCAGATTAGACCTCCTCCACTTTACAGGGGATGAGGACAGTATTAAAAACAACAGATTACTACGAATCGAAGGGTATTATATACACTTCAAATTCGAAGAAATCACTTTAAAGGAACTAAAATGGCAATAAAATTTAATCAAGCTAAGGGCGAAGCCCAAAAGAATAAAATCGACAGTTATCAATATGTCGAAGGCGACAACTCAGTTCGCATGGTAGGGGATATGCTTCCTCGATATGTTTACTGGTTGAAAGGCGAAAACGGTAAGAATTTACCATTCGAGTGTCTATCATTCGATAGAGACGCAGAAGCATTTACCAATGTAGAGAAAGACTGGGTAAGAGAATATCACCCAGAATTGAAATGCGGTTGGGCATATGCAATTCAATGTATCCACGATGGAAAAGTCAAAGTACTAAACTTAAAGAAAAAATTACTCGAGCAGATCATGGTCGCAGCAGAAGATCTTGGCGATCCAACTGACCCTGAAACTGGCTGGGAAGTATTCTTTAAGAGAGTAAAAACTGGACCAATGGCTTATAATGTTGAGTATCAACTACAGGCTCTAAAGTGCAAACCTAGAGCTTTAACAGAAGATGAGCAAGCATTAATTGCTGATCTTAAGTCAATGGACGAAGTACTTACTCGACCAACACCAGATGCACAAAAAGAACTTCTTGATAGATTAAGAGAAGGAGCATCAAACGAGCCTGATGAAACAGTATCAGACGAGTTTGATATCAAATAGGAGAAAATTATGTTAACAGTAGGTGATAAATTTCCAGACTTACACATGAAAGGTGTAAATGAAGAAAACGAAATTATTGATGTAGATGTGGTACTGCCCGAATGGACAGTAGTGTACTTCTACCCAAAAGATTTTACTTTCATTTGCCCGACAGAGATTTCAGCAATGGATGAATTAAGTACTCATTGTGATGTTATCGGTGTAAGTGGAGACAACGAATTTTGTAAACTTGCATGGAAAAATGACAATTCTCTTATTCGAGACATTGATCACATTCTTGCAGCAGACTGCGGTCTTCGACTTTCAAGAGAACTAGGAATAGTTAACGAGGAAGAGGGAGTATGTTATCGAGCAACTTTCATAATTGATCCCGAAGGAACAATTCAACATGTATCAGTAAATGCGTTAGATACAGGAAGAAACGCACTTGAAGTTTTACGAACACTACAAGCCTTACAGGCTGGTGGTCTTACAGGATGTTCTTGGACACTCGGGGATGAATTCGTAGGATGAAAAAAGAAATCTTTATCTTTCTAGTATGTTTTGGTGGAACTATAGCTGTTGCTTATGATAACCTTGAATATAAAGGTGGGTCTAGAAACAGTGCTTGCTATGGCGAGTGCTATGAGCAATATGTAAAAACATATGGTACTACCATAGAAATAGAAAGAAATAAACAATTATTGGCACAAGCTGATGAATTTAGTAGCATTAGAAGTTTATGGGCAGGCTGTGCAGCCTGTCACGGACAAGAAGGTGAGGGCGGCATTGGTCCGACCTTGGCAGGACAGTCCGAAACAGACATTAGTACTAAATTAACCACATATAAGAATGGAGGCATGATTGGTTCACAGTCTGCCTTAATGTGGGGTCAGGCGGCTATGTTGTCTGAAAACGATATTAATACTATCGCTAAATTTATACAACAAGGGCTTCCAAAATGATTTTATTCACGGCAGATTGGCATATTAAACTTGGACAAAAGAATGTACCAGTAGCATGGGCGTGCTCACGCTATAAGTTATTCTTTGAACAAATTTATGAACTTGAAAAAGATGTTGACCTGCACATCATTGGTGGGGACTTATTTGATAGAGTCCCCAGCATGGATGAACTTACACTTTACTTTGACTTTGTAAAGGGCGTTAGTGTTAGAACTATCATTTATGATGGTAACCACGAAGCAACAAGAAAGCACAAAACTTTCTTTACAAATTTAAAAAAAGTTACAACAGAACTCAATCCTCTAGTAAAAGTGATTGATGAAACAACATATGGGGAAATGGTTCCTCATGACTATGCAATCTTACCTTATACAGATTTGCATAAAAAGAAGAGTATAGAAGATATTAATGCAGATGTATTATTTACTCATGTTCGTGGTGAAATACCCCCTCATGTACAACCCGAAGTAGAGTTAGACCGCTTTGATAAATTTAAAGTAGTATTCTCAGGCGATTTACATGCACATAGTAATACACAAAGGAATATAGTATATCCTGGTAGTCCAATGACTACAAGTTTTCATAG